CATCGCCCCCACCGAGACCCAGATCCTGTCCACCTCCAGCTGGAACGGTGGCCTGGGTTATCTGACCGCCCAGAACGTCACTGCCGACGAGCAGATCATGACGATTCTGCACCGTGGCTTCGCCTATGCCGCAGACGACCTGAGCAAGCTCGGCTCTGGCGCTGATCCCCTCAGCCACGTCCGCAACCAGCTGACCGCCGCCATCAACAAGCTGAAGACCGCCACCCTGGCAGCCCAACTGCTGGGCCTGTTTGGCGGAATCAGCGGCGCCGGCGTGCTTGGTCCCAACCAGACCAACAAATCGTTTGCTGGTGTGCCCGGTTCGATGACCGAGGCCAACTTCCTGAACGTCGCCAACGTGGTGGCTGCCAAGGCAGTTCTGGGTGAGCGGGGCGACAACCTCGACTCCATCGCAATGCACTCCAACGTTGCGTATTACCTCCAGCAGATCGGGATGCTGACCTTCAGCACCTCTGCCCTGTCTGCAGGTGGCGCCGTTGTGTGGGGCGGCGGTGGTGTGGGCGTGACCCAAACCGAAGTGGCGACCTTCGCTGGTCTCCGCGTGGTGATCGACGACCAGCTGGTTGCACTGACCGGCGGCACCTCGACCCACGCTAAGAAGTACCCCGTGTACCTCTTCCAGAGCGGCGTCGTTTCCGAGGGCATCCAACAGGACCTGCGTCTGGCTGCAGACCGCAACATCCTGTCGATGCAGGACATCCTGGCCGTCGACTACCACTACGGCTACCACGTGACCGGCACCAAGTGGAACGTGGCTGGCGACAACCCGACCAACGCTGCCACCACCGGCAACCTGGCCGATACCGCCTCCTGGAGCCTGGTGTACAGCACCACCAAGCAAGTGCCTATCGCTCGCCTGCTGGTCAACACCCCCTTCGACACCTCTGCCTACTGATCCTTCAGCAGGACATTAAAAAGGCCCCCACAACCGGGGGCCTTTTCTTTTATCTACTCAACCCTCAATCTCACCAATCCGAATCCGCTCTTGATACTCAAAGATTGCTGGAGCACGCCCCACCATCTTGTACGAATGACTCAGCAACTCACGAAACACATGCGGACTAACGGCCAGCTCCTGCTGGATCGTCTCCGCATCTTTACCAGCAGCAAACATTTCCCGAATTGCCTCAGCAACGGGCTCCAGTGAGCGCACGGTGTCACCAGGCAACGCAGATGGTGCGGATGTCTCCTTTACTTCTAGGCTGTCAGCAGCTTTGCGAGCAGGCATGAGTACAGTGCGTCTCTTCGTACTACAGGATAACTGTCGTAGCTTCGTTGACGTCCAGTACGGCCAACACCTTGAAGCGCAAGCAGAACTCGAAATGTTTGGCGCCAAGGTTTACCACTCAATGATGCTGCGTGAAACCGCCAAGCAAAGGAAATCGCGCACTGGCGCTAGACTCAAACAAAGGCTGTACTAAACCGTGGCTGCTGTCATCGACGCCACTTTGGGTGGGGCTTCGGCCAACTCGTATGTGACGCTGGCAGACGCGGACGCCTATTTCGAGACCACGCCCGACTCTGGGACGTGGACCGACAAGACCAACGACCAAAAAAACCGCGCCCTGATTTCCGCCACCCGCTGGATCGACGCGTTGAGTTTTTACGGCGCCCGCTGCAGCAGCACACAAGCCCTGAAGTGGCCGCGTGAGGACTACACCGTCGATGGCATCGACCTTGCCTGCACGTTGATTCCAGTCGGCATCGAAATCGCTACTTACGAACTGGCACGCGCCCTCGCCAACGACACCGACGCCATCACCGGCAGCACCGGCACAACCGGCATCTACGACCAAGTAGAGCTGGGCGAACTCAAGGTCAAGTACAACAAAACCAGCCAAACCAGCGGCGTAATCAACAACGTCTTCGACGTCTACCCCTGGCTCCAGACCTACCTAGGCCCTTACTGCATGGGCGGCGCCGCAAACTACGCCGTCCGCCTATTCCGGGGTTGATATGGGCCTAATCGACACCACCTTCGCCCCAATCCCAACCTCAGTCTTATCCGACTGGGGCCAAAACATCACGTACATCAAAACCGCCACTCCACGCACGTACAACCCCACAACCGGAGCTGTCACTGGCGCAGATACCACGGTCACAGTTAAAGCTGTGATCACTCGCGTCAGCCCGCGTGAAGCCGAAGGTTTATACCAAACAACAGACCTAAAGGTCATCATCGGCGCCAGCGAACTCGGCACCTACTACCCCACTGAAGCCGACCGCATCCAGTACCAACAAGCTGGAGCAACCCGCGAAGCCAAAATTATCGCCATTACGACCTATCGCGGCGACAACCCTGTGTACCACTCTTTAATCGTGAGGCCCCAGTAATGGCTAAAAAAGGCTTTTGGCAAGGGGGTAAGGAACTAGCACAGGAGCTAGATAGGCTTTCTGGTTCAATAGCCCTTATCGGCCCAACACTTGCCGCTGAGCGCGTTGTACGTGAAGTACAGCAAGCGGGGCCAAGTTGGACAGGTAAATTTTCTAATTCTTGGGAAATTACAGGTCCTCAAGGTCAACTCGTTAAAGGTGACGGTCAACCTGGAGAGCCACGTCCTGTGGAATTCACATCTACGCCTTTTACAGGCCGTCAAGCTGCCGCAACTTTATTTAGAACTGGTGTTCTAAAAGATAAAGTTGTATTCAAAATCTCAAATTTTTCAAACTACGCCGAACAAGCTACCGACGTGGCGCAAAGTAATTTTGTCCGCCCTACTCCCTTCCCGACTACGCAACTAGGCCGCCAAAAGTTTGAACAGTATGAAGTTCCCGAAGGTCGCGTAAACCCCTCCTACCGCTGGCAAACAGGGGGCGGCAACTTAAACAGCTCTTCCTCTAGCACCGCAGATAAAGACTGGTTAGCCACCTACGCCGGCGGAGGAAAACTGGATAAAGCAGTCAAAATTGAAATGGATGCTGTTTTACGCTCACTACGATGAACTACCAAGCAATTCGCGCTGCCGTCGAAAACCCGCTGCTTTCCGCATTTGGCGCACTGGCACCTGCAGTGCCTGTTTACTTCGACAACATCACAGCGGTCCCACCTAACACCACTACTGAGTACGTTCGCGTCAATGTTACTTTCGGTATTACCAACGAACCCACGCTTACCAGCAGCGTTGACAACGCCCGTGGCGCGATTGTTATCCGCATTTTCACGGAAAAAGGCAAAGGCCCAGCCCGCAACCAAACCCTGATCACCACAGCAGTAAACGCACTGGAGACCCTGAACAACACCGCTAAAACAACAAGCGGCGTATTTTTCCGAGTCGGTGAAATTAACGGCCCTACATTTTCAGCCACAGAAGAGGCCCCCCATTTCGTGGGGCGAATTGATACCTCCTACGTCGCAACTGTTTTGTCGTAGGTGGTGCTTAACAACAGGCGCTAACCTGTATTAAGCCGGGCAGTGCCCGCCCAACAACGTTCACTTGGTACGCCCTATGGCCACCACCGTTCTGTCCGGCACGTCCGGCGCCCTCTACTACAAACCTGCTGGCACCACCGCCACTTTTGGTGAAGCCGCTGTTGATCCTACCGATGACGAGATCACGGTATCGTCCTTCCTGAACTTCAAAGTCGGTGATCCCGTCAAGTTCAGCGTAGTGAATGTCAACACAGGTGGGGCCGGTACCGGCACTCTTCCTTCCGGTTTGACTGCAGGCACCACCTACTACGTGATCGGCTACAACGCCTCTACAGGTGTGTTGCAGGTGTCTGCCACTGCAGGTGGTGTCGCAGTTGCCATCACTGACGACGGAACTGCTGTTGCGCCTAACCAGTTCCGAGTGGCCTACGCAGACTATGCCGTCGTCGGCCAATGCCGTGACTGGACTTTCGAGATTACTCGCGCTGAAATCGACGTCACCACCATCGGCCAAACCCCTGGTCAGTACGTGCCCTTCCGCAGCTACATCAGCGGCTTTGGCGATGGCACCGGCACCGCAACGGTCTACATGACCAACGAGGACGCCGCCCTGTCCAACCGTTTGATCGAAGACGTGCTCCAGCGCCAGCAAAACGGTGCCGCCTTCAAGCTGTATGTTGACCGCGTAACGAGCGGTGGAACTGTTAGCGACACCGCAAGTCGCTCGATCAGCTTCGACGCGATCCTGACCTCTGCAAGTCTGACCGTCAACCCTGACGATGCTCAGTCTGTGACCGTCAACTTCCGTCCTACTGGCACCCCGACCTTCGACTTCAGCACTTCTGCCTGATAGGCTGCTGGTGCAGTTGGTTCAGCAAGCCCCGGCCTCCAAGCCGGGGTTTTTTATTTCTACTCCGCTACACTATTGCCATACCCCAAGCACTGGTATGCCCGTTCCTGTACGCGCAATCGACCGTCTCCGCAAGGCCGCAAACCTGGAGCCGACCAAAAAAGTAGTAGAGCTATC